CGTGCAACTAAAAGACTCGAGACAGCCATTGCTCTTTACATGCCGAACCAAGTTGGTATTCGTTACGGTATGCAGTGGGAAGAAGAAAGTATGGGCAACCTAATTGCAATGATGGAAGGCGGTGAAGCGTTGAAGAATGCTGTCACAGGAGATCTATCTAAAGCATCAAATACAGTTAGAAGTATTGCTGCTAACTTGGCTATCAGCGCTGGCACTCCAGGTGCTGGTGCCATTGCTCGTGGAGGTGGTGTCGCTGCCAACCCAAGAAAAGAACAAGTCTTTAAGGGTGTTGATTATCGTTCCTTTCAGTTTAACTATCAGTTCTATCCTAAGAGTAGCACTGAAGCTGATCAGGTTATGGAAATCATTCATGCGTTTAAGTACCACATGCACCCAGAGTTTAAAGACGATAAAGGTTTCTTGTACACTTACCCTTCAGAATTTGATATTATCTACTACAACGGTGGTAGCGAGAACAACAATTTACATAAGCACACTTCTTGCGTTTTGAAAGAGATGAACGTGAACTACACACCACAGGGGCAGTTCAATGCTTTTGCGGATGGTACACCAATGCAGATTAACGTAGACATGACGTTCCTAGAGTTGGCTCTATTGACAAAAGATTCTATCGACAAGGGCATGTAATGACATACTTTACAAAATTTCCCCAGATCTATTACGACTTCAAAGTTGGTGGGCAGAATGACCCATCTACTTTGATGGTTATTAGAGATATTACACACAACGTTCGCATTAGAAAAGAAATTCTATCCAACGTTGTTCTATACGACTACTATCATATTCAAGACGGTGAGACACCAGAAATTATTTCTGAGAAAGTTTACGGTAGTCCTCTTTATCATTGGGTCATTATGATGTGCAATGAAAGGTTTGATTATATTGATGACTTTCCTTTAACCGCAGCAGCGTTGGAAGTGCACATCGATAAGTTGTATGGAGCCAACAGAAATGCTGTACGTCATTACGTATATGATGGTTTAATAGTTAACTCTGATTATCCAGGGGCAACATCTGTCAGTAATGCAGATTATGAATATGCACGCAATGAACGTAAGGCTAGAATTAAACTTATCAAACCTTCTTTACTACAACAAATCTTAAGAGAATATGATGGAGCATTTACCAAGGGACTAGTACCTAAGGTTGCATAACTATGGCAGAATCTGAAAACTCAAACAACGAAAATCTCCGCAACCCCAACATTCTTAGAAGTGCTGGGGATATCACTGTTGAGAAAATTGTCATCACATCAAGTAAAGGTGTTCAGCTTGATGTTGTGAATCAAATGATGCAGATTCAAATTTATGAGGATATGTTTCAGACATTCACTTCTGGTAACATCGTCCTCGATGATTCTCTTGACTTAATCAACTTCTTCCCATTTATCGGTGAAGAATATCTTGAGTTAGATTTGAGAACACCAACCTTTGATGAAGACGGAAAGAAAATTACTGGCAAGTTTTACATCTACAAAATGACTGATCGTTATAAGCATAAAGAAAAGGCAGTATACTATACTCTACACTTTATCAGTATCGAGGCATTGGTGGATATGAACGTAAGATTCTCAAGAGCCTTTGAGGGATCGCCATCTGACTTAGTGGATAAACTAGTCACTAGTGATGACGGTATGAGATCCGCAAAGAAAGTTGTCATTAAAGAGCCGACAACCAATAAGATTAAATTTATTGCATCTAATTGGAACCCATCACGTTGTTTACTGTTTGTCACCAAAGCAGCGCAAAATGATATGCGTTCCAATTATTTATTTTTTGAGAACAGAGATGGTTTCGTATTCTCCACACCAAACTATTTGTATAATTTACAACCTGTTGCTCAAAACTTTACATACTCAGCAAGAGACCGTGATATAGCAACTAACGGTTCTTCTACTAAAGATTTAAACTACGACTATACTCGTATCCATGATTACAAATTACCAGTCGGTTTCAACTTTATCGATAGGGTTGCCAACGGTATGTATGGTTCACGTATAACTACGCATGATTTGGTTACGAAGAAATACTCTAGCACAGTTTACTATGCACCAAAGGATTGGGAAAAACATCCACACCTGAACGATCATCCTATATGGAGTAAAAATCTAGCAACATCAACTTCTGCAGTTCAGATTGTAGAGCCAAAACATTACGGCATCTATAATGGATACGGAGATATTACAAACACCAAGAACAACCTTTCACGTATATCAATGATGAAGCAGTTCGAGGGATTTAAGTTGCAGATTAAAGTTAGCGGTAGAACTGATTATACTGTTGGTATGAAAGTTACAGTTAAGTTGCCTTCTCTTGAACCTGCAGGTGAGACAGACAGTTCTCAAACTGTTGAGGACAAGATGTTCTCTGGAAATTATATCGTTGCTGCAATTAACCATAGCATTAAACCAGATAAACATGAATGCTACATGGAGCTTGTAAAAGACTCCCTTATTTTTGATTTGAACGGAGGCTAATAATAATGTCTAAATTTTTTACTGGAGTAGTTGAGGATCGAATGGATCCATTGAAGATCGGACGTTGTAAAGTTCGAGTCGTTGGCGTACATACGCATGTTAAGTCAGTTCTCCCAACTTCTGATTTACCATGGGCAATGCCTATGCAACCATTAACATCTGCTGGCGTCAGCGGTGTTGGGCACACACCGCTGGGTCCAGTCGAAGGCACATGGGTTATTGTATTCTTCAATGATATGGATTTGCAGTTTCCAATTATGATGGGTTCTTTGGGTGGTATCCCTCAGAAAGATGGTACTGTCGAAGAGGATGACGGTACATTAAAATTAACACGTGACGGTGATGATGGTCCATCTGATAGCTCAGCTAAAGTTGATTCCAATGGTGACATCGTAAGAGACGGTGATACTACTCCACCTCCTAAGAAAGTTGAGCCACCTGCAAAAGACCAAGTTGTTACTGGTGACACAAGTGGTTTAGGTAAGCCAGCTAATCAGTATAATGCTGTGTCTCAACGCTGTATTGATTTACTGCACCAATATGAAGGTCTTGCCAAGAAAATTGGTAACAATCAAGTTCAAGCATATCCCGATCCAGGCACTGGCGCTGAACCATGGACTATCGGATATGGTACTACGTACTTAGATATTGACAAAGGCATCAAGGTCAAGCAAGGCGACATTATCTCTATCGCTAAAGCTGAAGAACTATTTGCACAGCAGTTAAAGAAGACGTATCTACCGCAAGTGACTAAACGTATTCGTTCTGTAGTTACGCAATCAATGATTGACGCATGCGTATCTTACACATACAACGCAGGTGGCGGTGGATTTGGTTCGTCTCAGATGTTGTCGTTGATTAACCAAGGTAAGTATAAAGAAGCAGCAACAGCATTTCTCGATAGCCGAGTTACTGCTGGAGGTAGGGTTCTTGCTGGTCTCGTTAAGCGTAGAAAAGCAGAATCAGAATTATTTCTTAAAGACGGAATCCCAGGAGAAGGTAAAAGTGTTACACCACCAGCAGAAGAAGATCCTGCACAAACAGCACCTGTTGGATCGACTAACTCAGACGGGTCTACATCAGATGGTAAAGGTGGAGACGACCAAGTCGGATTTAAAGATCCAAACAAGAAGTATCCAAAATATATTGCCGAGCCAGATACGAATAGATTGGCTCGACACGAACAGATAGACAAGACTGTCGTTATAAAAAAAGAAGCAGCATTAGTTAAAGGTGTGCCAGTTGCTGGTGGTTCATCATGGTCTCAATCACCTAATCCATTTAATGCCGACTATCCATTCAACCATGTGTATGAATCTGAGTCTGGTCACATTATGGAGTTTGATGATACTCCAAACTCTGAGCGTGTGCACCTTTATCACAAGGCTGGTACATATACTGAGATCGACCACAACGGTACACGTGTCAATCGTATCGTTGGAGATGGTTATGAGATCTATGAACGTAATGGGTTCATCTTTGTTAATGGTAATTACAATTTAACTGCAGCTGGTAACGGTAATGTTCTTTTCCAAAGCGGAATGAATCTATACGTTGGCGGTGATGCTCAAATCTCAGTGGCAGGTGATTGCAAACTAAACGCAACAGGCAATCTCGATATGAAAGGTAAACTTGTTAATATCGAATCTGAGACTGATATTAACCTCAAAGCAGCAGCTAGCGTAAATGTTCAGTCTACTGGTCAGATGAACGTAAAAGCTGGTAGTGCGTTGGCAATGCAATCTGGCGGTTCAATGAACATCCTTTCTGGTGGCACCATGAACATGGATTATAGTCGTGGTAACTTCGGACAAGGCGCAGGTTCAGCAAGCGGTGCATCTAGTGCCAATGCTGGTCCAGCTGCATCTAAAGGTGAAGGCGCACCATCACATGATACATTAAAGGTTAACTCTAGAAAAGATAGAGCAGCTGCTGAGTATGAAACTGAGGATGATGGCGATTCAACTGAGTTCACAAAGAATGCTACATCGAACGGTTCCATCGATCCGACTGAACAAACCCCAGATCAAGCAGCAGAAGATTCTGCGAAACCGAAAAATAATGATAAACAGCCAGCTGGTGCTAAGTGTGACGAAATCTATGGTATGACATCATACCCTAATAACATGAAGCTATCGCCTAACTTTACAGTTGGAGCATTGACTAAGAATGGCACTCGTCCTATTAGCGACACTAAAGGATTGTCTGCCAAAGAGATTGCATGTAACTTAAAGGGATTGTGTGAGCAAGTGCTTGAGCCAATTAAGAAAGCATATCCAGCAATAACTATTACAAGTGGATACCGTCGTCCAGGTGATGTTGGTGCGTCAAGTGCCACTTCACAACACTATACTGGAGAAGCTGTTGATATTGTTATCTCAGGATTCAATCGTAAGAAACACTACGAAGCTATTCAGCAGATTCAACAAATGGTTCCATACGATCAGTTGATTCTTGAATATGATGGTCCAACAACAGTTTGGATTCACTGTTCATTTAAGTATAGCGGAAACAGAAAACAACACTTCACAATGTATCACCATAAACGCAAAGGTAACATTGGTGAATTCATTTATTTGTCTGAAGGTCAATCGTGATATACGAAGTCTCTTACTACAACTATCCTCAGTCTAATCCAGAGTATGCAATACCAATTATTGGAGACGGGGAGGCTGCTGCTGAAGCAAGATTTCTTTCTGTATTTGAACTGCTTGATGAGAACTGGGAAGTCACTGTTACGTTCTTTGAAGAAGAGGCAACCATGGGCGATCCAGTTAAGTCATTAACTGCACCAACAAAAGTGTTGTCTTGGTCTATTGAACCACCGTCAACTTCTATACAAGCTGTTGTAGATAACACAGCAACACAAGCTAAGATTACTTTTAAAGGTACATGGACTAAGAGGTTTGAACAAAGACGTTTCGACTTTAGAATGAATGACGAGACGCTTAGGATTGATGGAGATGTTACTGCAATTGGTGACAACTACTATGGTCCAATCAATTTCATTCCCGACACAAGAGTTTGGTTAGAGTCTAATTTTATTGTAAACGTAGAGAGCCAACCAACTGTTGCTGGAGTACCAACTGGCGGTAAGGCTACTACAAAATTTGAACGTAAACAAACTGTCCTCAATAACTGGGACGCAAACAGAAGAAAACTTCTTCAGCTTAGAGATAATTTAAAGCGTAAAGAGCAGACAGATGCCGATAAGTTTGGCACGATAGCAAATTCATAAGGAAACGATATGGCAGCAGTAGCATTGGCAGGTGGGAAATCTTCAGGGCATGGATGCTTTCCTCCAGTTTCAGATATTGGTGGGTGGTCTACTAAGACTTCTATAGAAGGACGTTTAGTTCAATTGGTCGGTAGAACCAACTATGGTCCAATCCATAACTGTGGAAAATCTGTTCATGCATGCGGTCCAGTGGTTTCGGGATCCAGTAAAAACTTTGTAGACGGTGCTCCTGTGGCTAGAATTGGTGATTCAATTGCGTGTGGAGATATGGTTGCTAAGGGTGCTTCTAAGACTTTCTTTGCATAAAGAGAATAAATAAACAATCATGGCGATAAACACAAGAGTCTTTACAGACATAGACCTAAACTTCAGACCACATCCTCTAACTGGCGATATCGTCAAGAGGGTGAATGACAGCGCAATCAAGGCATCTGTGCGCAATCTGGTTCTAACGAACAACTACGAGCGCCCATTCCACAGCGATATTGGTGCACCATTGAGAAGACTGTTGTTTGAACTACCTTCTCCGCTTACCAAATCTATGATTGAGAGAACTATTACAGATTTGTTAAACACATATGAACCAAGAGTGGTACTCACTCAAGTTCAAGTAACATATTCCCATGATACCTATGAAGTGTATGTTAGAATAGAATATAAAATAGTCAACACCTCTACCCAACAGACGGTAGAGGTAACCCTAGAGAGAACCCGATAATGGCAATAGATAACAATAGAATTAAGGTAAACGAGTTAGACTTTGATAACATTAAGTCTAACCTAAAGAACTACCTAAGAGGGCAGAATCAATTCTCTGATTATGATTTTGATGGCGCAGGTATGAGTATTCTGTTGGACGTTCTGGCATACAATACTCACTACAATGCGCTGTATACAAACTTAGCCATTAACGAAATGTTCTTAGACTCCGCTTCTAAGCGTAGTAGTCTTGCTTCTATTTCTGCACTAATGGGTTATACACCAAAGTCTATCACATCATCATCAGCTATTATTGACCTAACTCTATCAAATGTTCCAGGCAATCCTGCTACAGTAACCTTACCATCAAATCAACCATTCCAAGCTAGTGTGATTGACGAGACAGGTTCTGCAACTGGTGTTGTATTTTATACAAGAAGTAGTTATACTGCAGCAAGATCCTCTCTTAACACATATGTGTTTAAGAATGTTGTGATCACAGAAGGTAGACCAATGACATATAATTATGTCGTTGCAGACAACGTTCGTTACATTATTCCTAATGCTGATGTCGATATGTCTACTCTTGTGGTTCGTGTGCAAGAGTCAGCTGAAATTGGTACATTCACTTCATATAATTTAAACACCTCTGTCGCTGATTCAGTTGCAGCAAGTAGAGTTTATTACACCAAAGAAATTGAAGAGGGGTTGTATGAAGTATATTTTGGCGATGGCATCGTTTCACACAAACCGTCTAATGGTAATGTTGTAAACTTCGACTACTTTATCTCTAAAGGTAATAGCGCAAACGGAGCCAGAATATTTAATTACCAAGGGTTTACTGCTGGTGGAACAACTTCAGTGCTAACTGTTCAACCAGCTGGTAATGGGTCAGATCCAGAGACAAACGATAGCATTCGTTTTAATGCACCAAAACAATTCGCTGCTCAAAATAGAACTGTAACCGCAGAAGATTATAAAACACTAATCCCAAGATTGTATCCTAATACAGAAACTATTTCTGTATGGGGTGGTGAAGAAAATGATCCACCTATCTACGGTAAAGTATTTGTATGTATTAAACCACTAAGTGGATCAGTTCTATCGCAGGCTGCTAAACAATATGTAACAGATGAGTTGCTATCGTCACGCAATGTAGTTTCTATTACGCCTACTATTGTAGATCCAAGATATCTAAACATTCTTTTGGATGTTTCTTTCTATTTTAATCCACTAAAGACACGTTACTCTTCTGACGGGTTAGAGACTATCGTGCGTCAGGCTATCGCATCCTACAACGATACAGAAATTAAAAACTTCGACTCTGTATTCAGATTGTCTAAGTTGCAACGATTGATTGACACTGCAGAACAATCTATCACTAACAGCGTTGTTAAAGTTAAGTTGAGTTATGACTTAGAACCTAATTATAACTTTGAGTCTTCTTATACTATCAGTTTGTTTAACCCGATCTATAATGAACCAGGAAGTACAGCAGGTAGTAACGTGAACTCGACTGGGTTTACTGTAGCAGGAAACTCGAACACTTTCTTCTTCGATGATGATACTCAAGGTAAACTGCGCATGTATTATCTGTCATCATCTGGTACAAAAATATACACTAACAATAATGCAGGAACTATTGACTATGTGAACGGTAAGATTATCGTCAGCAGTATCAATATTGCTGCAGCGGTAAACAACATAATCACTTTCGTAATTGAACCTTCCTCTTATGATGTCATCTCTGTAAGAAATCAATTAATAACTATTGCTGAAGATAAGCTGTTAGTATACCCGATCGTTGACAAAATTTCCTCTGGTGAATTTGTTAGCGGAAGTAACTACATCTTTACAGCTAACAGGTAATATAAATGGCTAAGGTAAAAGCAAAAGTATCTGCCGTTGTAGGTAAACAACTCCCAGAGTTTGTAAGAGAAGACCACCCATATTTTATTAACTTCTTAGAAGCATACTATGAGTGGTTGGAAACTAATTACAGACTTAGAGATTTAGAAAATCTATCCAGCGCAGATTCAACGTTAGATGAGTATGTAGAATATTTTGCTGATCAGTTTATGGCATTAATGCCAAGAGCTATGGTGGGCGATCGCAGACTTATGCTACAACATGCTAAGGAACTTTACTTAGCCAAAGGTACTCCAAAGTCATATGATCTTTTATTCAGATTAATGTTTAATGAGGTTCCTCAACAAATCTACTATCCAAAAGTAGACATGTTGAGAGCGTCCGATGGTAAATGGGATCAGAGCACAATTATTCGTGGTTATGATTTAGTTGGCGATTCGTTTGATATTGTTGGAGAATTGATTTTTCAAGACCCAACTGGCTTCGGCGATCTCGGTGCGCAAGCACGTGTAGAATCAGTTATCAAATATAACGTAGGCATTCAGTTAATAACAGAGATTACTTTAAGCGCAACAAGCATTATTGGTGAGTTCCAGACAAATCAAATTATTAGAGGAAAGAGTACTGTTACTGGTGATGATGTTAATGTTTTTCTAATTCCTATCATCAATAATATTAATGTTTCAGATAAAGGTAAGTATTACGACACTGGCTATCCAATCAATATTGATGAAGGTAGTGGTATCGACTTCACTGGAGAGATTAGTACAGTTTCAACAGGAAGTATTGATGGCGTTCATGTATCAGATGGAGGTTCTGGCCATTATGTAGGTCAGCCTATTTTATTCAACAACAATAATGCGGGTTATGGTGGAACATCTTCCGTTGAAAGTGCAGTAGCTGAAGTCTCAGAGGTTGATTACGGTTCTATATTATTAGAGTCTGCAGTTCGTTTTACGCCCTCTACTTTTGTTACTGCAGGAACTGAATTCTCATATAAAGGTAGAAGCTATCGTGTAGTATCTAATGGTACACTTGCTACAACTGGACCAGTTCACACATATGGTGTATATGGAAATGGAACTGCACTTCTTAAGTATGTTGGTAAAGCATCCTCTCAATTAACAAACGAGAACGGCACTAGAACTTCATTAGAACAGTATCGTATTTACAAAACTGATGCGAACGACAATTATGATTTTTCATTACCTGCTGTAGCTAATAACCTTTATGGTTCAATTAAATCAATACGAATGGTTAAGAAAGGTAAGCACTACAACAGCTTACCTGAAGTTTTTGTAATGACGGACTTTATTACGTCCATGTTCTCACAAGCTAACAGCAACGTTGTTACAGTTACAACTGAATTTACTCATGAGTTAGTGGAAGGTCAACAGGTTATTATTAATGGATCAGTGAATAGAATTGTTGATGGAACATTTAACGTTAATTCTATCATAGACAGTTACACGTTTACATATCGTTCTTCACAAGTATTTGGTATAGTTGGATCACTTGCTGAACCAAATAAGAAGCAAACACTATGGGCAGATAAGAATTTGAATCCAGGTGCCCAGCGTAAACAGGGCACAGTAAAACTTATTGCAACAAGTAATGATATTGGTGGCGTTTCCAAAGCCATTATTACTAACTTCGGTTACTATTATGATACCGCTAAACTATCTGCCACAGCACCTTTACTTGTTGATAGAATAAACGGATCTTTCGTTGGCGGTGAGACAATTACTCTTGCTCCCCAATCTTTATCTACTGAACTTTATGGTGATGAGTTATTATTAGAGTCAGGGGATAAACTTCTTATTGAGTCGCAATCTACTGCGACGGGAACATTCGTTTCATATACAGCTGCTACAGGGATGGTAAAACTTTTCCCAGCTAGCACAAGACAAGCCATTTTGATGGAAGATGGTAGTGGTAATTTATTGACAGAAGAGTTTGATAGATTCACTGTTGGTAGCGCATGGACAGCACTAACAGAATATGAAGTTGGAACTATAATTAACTACAATGGTGTAGTATATGAAGTTATAACTCCAGGTTCTTCAGGCACTATCGCACCTACTCATATTCGTGGTGTTCAAAATAATGGATCAGTGAAATTAATGGTCACTAACGGTGCACTTAGTTTCGCTCGCAATACATTAGTTGGAGAACGTTCTGGTGTATTCAATAAGAACAGCGTTCTAATCGGTAACACCAGTAACGCAACTGCTCGTATTGTAGACAGCGGAGTGGCTGGTTTAGTTGCTGGTATTGGCGCTGTCGGTGTTAACTCTGGCAATTTCGCAAACTCAGACGGTAAACTTTCAGACGGTTCTAAGAAACTACAAGACAGCTTCTACTATCAAGACTACTCATACGTTATTCGTATTGGTCAATCAGTTAAAAATTATCGCGATGCTGTTAAGAAATTATTACACCCAGTTGGTGTTGCATTATTCGGTGAAGTTAGCTTAACAAATCAAGTACAAGCGCTAATGCGTTTGATGAACCAAGAAAGAGCTATTCTTTCTAACATCATTAACTTAAACTTGAACGTACAGACTTTGGCTATTGGTAACTGGCAAACGTCAACCAATAGATTATTGATTGAGAACTCTGACATAAAAACTACCCTAGAACTAGAAGGTGGTGTTAGAGTTGCTATAACTCTTGAAGATGGTAACGATCTGTTATTTGAAGATGGATCAATTTTTGTAACAGAACAAAGCGGAGAAGAAGGTAGAAGTCTTTTAACTGAAACTGGATATAAGTTTGTTGCTGAAGAACAACAATCAATTACATTCCCAGAGCATATACTAAACGAAACTTACGGATTCTTCCGTATGGAAAACGATGATACTCATACTAAGAGTAGAAATCCAGATGTAAGAAAAGAGCAGTGGATCATTAGTTTGGAAGACTTCGTTCCTTCGTTTAGCGATGCAGATGTTCTTAAACTTGAAGATGCAATAGAAGATGGTAACGGTCTTGTAATTGGAGAAGATAATAACTTGCTATTGGAAGATGGCGGTCGCTTCTTGAAGCAACTACAACTATCTAAGCCTGCACCAAGTATGCGTATACTGCAGTCTGAAATGCTGCCTCCAGTTATTATACCTGAATTGCCACTAAACACAATTCATTTACTTGAGATGTCACCATCATCATTTAAAGAGATCGTGTTTGGTCTTCAGTCTTCTGTGAGTATGGGTTATTCAGATGGGGATATCCTACTGGAAGACGGTGGAAAACTTCTATACGAGGATGGTTCTACCATCAGCGATAGAGAGTCATATCCAAATATCCCTAACGACAAATCAGTTGCCAACATAGTTGTTGAAGTAGTTCCAGGTAACGTTGAACTAGACAACCTACTGCTCGAGAATGGTGAGTTCTTTTTAGTTGAAGACAGATACGCAGCTGGTGTAAACATTAACTCTACCATTGATTCTGCGTTGGCAGGTGCCACTGTTATTACTGGAAGAGCGCCAAAGGCACAGTGGACCAATGAATTGGTTGTCGGTATGACGATCACAGAAGGTACTCAGTTTAGTTTCTCACAACTGTACGGATTTGGTTCTGGCGCAGTTACTGCGGTAGATTTTAGTTTAGACCCAGTCACCTTTACTGTTGAGTTAGACTCACCTTTACCACAAACACGTGGAAGTACAGACTTTGTAAGTTTACAATTCCGTCTACCAAATTATAAGATACAAACAGACCATCAGTCTCAGTTCTTGTATAGATCAAACTTCTCATCGTCAACGATGCCAATGATTAGCGTAAATCCTATCACTGGAGAACAAACCACAGAGAAGATGGAAGTTCGTGTCCAGTCAAGAGCTTCCTTTAAACCAACTGGAACAAGTATGTCGTTCCTAGAGCAGAGAAAATTTGGCTTCGCCCCATACGTGTATGGAACTAAGGGTTCATTATCAGTAATTCCAGGTACCACATACATCGGTGTTAACTGGGAATCCACCACAAGTTTATTAACCAAACAAGTAGTTAACCACGATAACAAAGCATATGAAGTTGTGGTTGCTGGAACAACTGGCTCCACTGCACCTACCCATACTAGTGGAATTGTTGTTAATGGTACAGCTGAGTTACAATACATCGGTCCAGCGAAACTAAATAAAGAATACCCATCTGGCTTCACTGGAGCATGGGATGATCAATACCTTACTCCTAACAGGGCGTATTGGAACAACGAAGGCATATTATTGGAGAACGGTGATTCGTTGTTGAATGAGAGCGCTGACGCTCATTTGTTAGAATTTATGGAATCGTCTGGCGACACGCAAATCAAAGATTTTGCGCATGTTACTATCTACGACATCATAAATAGAAAGAATAAGAAAACTAATTTCGCAGTAGGTTCGTATATCGACATCCTGAAATCTGCTGCATAAACCAAGAAAAGAAATAGGAGACACAAGTGGCTGCAATTATTACAAATAAATTTCGCATTCATAATGCGCAGTCGTTCAAAGAAGGGTTCTCTGAAGCCGCAGATACTAAGATTTATCTGGGCATCGGAAGACCACAATCATGGGCGAACGAAAACTCACCAGACACCCCATACGATACAGTAGGCGACGAATTTTACAACTGGGACGATATGCTTGCATTGAAGCGTATTCAATCTACAGACGTATCTCTAGCTATCGTTCGTCGTAACTGGGTATCTGGTAAATATTATGACATCTATCGTCATGACTATAACGGTATTACAAGTGGCGTAAACTTGGACTCTGGCGCTGGCACTACACCAGCATCTTTGTTTGATGCTAACTTCTACGTTATCACTGACGAATACAACGTATACAAATGTATTCGTAACATCAATCCAGCAACTGGATTGGTTATTCCATCTACAGCAAAACCAACTGGCACATCTACTGCTGTTGTCACAACTTCTGACGGTTACGTTTGGAAGTATATGTACACTGTTGCTCCAGCTGACGTTTTGAAGTTTGTTTCTACAGACTTCGTGCCAGTTAAAACATTGGGTACAACCCCAGGATCTACAGATGCTTACTATGGTCAATTCTTGATCGAGCAAGCAGCGATTGATGGTTCTATTGAGAACATAGTTGTCACTAACTTAGGAACTAACTATACAGCTGAGCAAGGTACTATTGCTGTTTCTATTGTTGGCGACGGTAACGGTGCTACTGCAACAGCTACAAGAGATTCGAATAACCGTATCGTTCGTATTAACGTAACGAATCCAGGATCTGGTTATACATGGGCACGTATCCTTATCGGACCACCAGCAACTGGCTCTGATAATGCTACAGCAACTGCTATCATTTCACCAAAGGGTGGTCATGGTAAAGACGCTGTCGAAGAACTAGGTGGCTTCTACGTCATGATGAACGTTCGTTTGGAATATGATGATGGCGCTGGCGACTTCCCTATCGATAACGACTATCGCCGTATCTGTTTAGTTCGTGACCCATACAACTTTGGTACTACCGTTGTATCTTCTTCACAGACTTTAATTTCCAACAGAACTGCTAGTTATACTGCAACAAGCGGTACGTTTGCCATCGATGAAGAAATTTCTGGTGGAACTACTGGTGCTAAAGGACGTATCGTTTCTTTGAACACTGGTTCTACACCAAAGACTTTACGTTATATTCAAACTCGATCCGATTCTAATGACGCCACTACTGGTCGTTTGTTCCAAGTTGCTGAAACTATAACTGGTTCTATTAGTGGAGCTACTGGTACTATTACTGCGATTGCGGATCCAGATGTGGTTGCAGATAGCGGTGATATTATCTACGTTGAAAACCGTCGCCCTATCAACCGTGCTGGCGACCAGATCGAAGACATTAAGATCATCGTTGAAATGTAAAATAAATATTGTTAGTGGATCAATAACTAAGAGAAAACAGAATGGCTATCAATTTTAACGTTGCACCGTATTATGATGATTTTAACGAAGATAACGATTATCTTCGCATCTTGTTCAGACCTGGATATGCTGTCCAAGCACGTGAGCTGACACAGCTGCAAACTATTCTACAAAAACAAGTTAGTCGTTTCGGCGATCATGTGTTTAAGAATGGTTCGCTTGTTGTTCCAGGTTCTGTCAACGTAGATAACCAGATTCATTTTGCTAAGTTGGATAACGTATACTTATCGCAAACTGTTCGTAATTACTTACCACAGTTTGTGAATAAGATTGTTACTGGCGTAGAATCTGGGGTTAAGGCTCTGGTTGTTGATACCTCTGAATGTGAATGCGTTATCGAAGATAAAGACATCCCAACTCTTTACTATAAGATTGAAAGTCCAGGTGGTGACGAAGGTACAGTTAAGCGTTTCATCCCAGGCGAAACTATTGTTGCTTATGCAGTTGATAATACTGTTACCTCTAACTATCGTTTGATCGCTGATCAAACTTCAGATCTTTTTGTAACAGTTAAATCATTCGGCGACAATGGTGTTGCTGCAACTACATATTCAAACATACCAACATCTGACGTTCTTGGATATGCATTTGCTGTTGAAGTTGAAGCTGGCGTTTACTATATCGATGGGTTCTTTGTTAAGAACCAAGAGATGCACTTATACGTTGGTCGTTTTAACACTACTCCATCTTTCCGTGTTGGATTTGAAGTTACTGAATCTATTGTAACTCCAGAAGAAGAACCAAACCTTGCTGATAATTCGCAAGGTTCTACTAACTATGCAGCTCCAGGTGCACATCGTTATAGAATTTCTGTTAACTTAATCAAGTTACCTTTAGACAGCACCGATGACATTCGCTTTATCGAATTGCTTCGTGTTGTTCAAGGTCGTGTTCAAAATAAAATCGAGAAAGCGTCTTACGCTGAACTTGAGAAAACTTTGGCTCGTCGTACATACGACCAGTCTGGCGACTATGAAGTTAATAAGTTCAAACTAAACACTCGTGAGCATCTAAACCAGAATGGTGATGGTGTTTATCCAGCTATTCCAACTTCTGGTGAAGTTGTTGCTGATCAGATTTATGGCGATGAAGATAAATTCGTTGTAGCTGTAGATCCAGGTAAAGCGTATATCCAAGGTTTTGAAGTTGAGGTAACTGCTACTCAATTCATTCCATTCAATAAAGCACGTGAGAATACAATTACTGGTGATGAGGGTGGTCACATCATTCGTGAAGAAGATTATCCAGTTGCCACACCAATCGGTAATTACGTTATTGTTAATAACGTATATAATTATCCAAACATTGCCACTTCTCAACTTGTGTATCTCTACGATGTCCCACGCAAAGTTTCTAATGGTGCTACAGTAACCGTTACTTATGCGGACGGTACACCACCACCACTCGCTGATAAGATTGGTACTGCCAGAGTTAAAGCATTCCAAACTAACTCTAGTGCATATAACAATGACGCCACAGAATTTAAGTTAGGTTTGTTTGATATTCAAATGGACACAGGTTCTGATGGCAACAAGTATGACTTTGCCAAATCTGTTAAGTCTATTGCTGGCGCAACTACAGGAACTACAGTATTTACCTGCGACATAGTCGGTGAACAATATCAACTATTGGGTGCGGGTACAGTTACCAATGGTAGCACTAACGTTGCTGGTATTGGTACACTATTCACTGAACAGGTTAGAGATGGCGACATTCTATACGTTGACGGTACTGCGGTAGGTATGATCGCAACACCTTTGGCAACTGGCGTCCCATCTAATATTGCATTAGTTCTAAGCGCAAACTATGGTGGAACTACCAGAACTGGTGTTCTTTCCGTTATGCGTGCAACTATTCAGGAAGCTAGATACGACTCTCTAATTTTCCAATCTGCATTTAAGACATTAAAGACATTACGTGGGCAAGATGCTGACGGTAATGATACTGTCAAATCTAGTATCCAAACAGTTCGTCGCATTATTACTGCACAGACCAGCGCAGGTGGAGAATGGAGTTATACTCTTGCATCACCTTCCGAGTTCTTCCAGTCCGTACAAGACTTATCAAATTATACTCTGTTTGCTGCTTCTACTAACACTTTCGTTAATTTAACTTCTAGTAATATTACGTTAGATGCTACTTTGCAGACTGTAACAATTTCTGCATCATTATCTGCCAACGCATCTTATACTCTTATTACGAGTATTTTACAACGTGGTATCCCAGCTGGTGAGAAGACTAAGTCTCTACAACTAAACCAGAATGCAACATTCACTGGCAGAAAGGTTGTTAACGAATCTATCTTAACGCTACCTCATGCTGACGTTCTACGTATTGTTGATATTCGTGTCAATCCAGGTAACTATGATGCATACGTTGAAGGTTCTTCTGTTTCTATTTTAGACAAGTATATATTTGATAACGGACAACGTGTTAGTCACTATCAGGCAGCTTCTGTTTCTCTACTACCAAACGTGGCACCACCATCTGGTGCAATTCAAATTAAGTATGATTACTTTGAACACACTGGTTCTGGTAACTATTTCTCAGTAGATTCTTACGCTGGTTCTATTGCTATTGCCGCCAATAATTTTACATATGGCGATATTCCATCCTTCCCAGTTCGTGGAACTGATGGTAAGACTACAACTGTTTATCTGCATGATGTGCTTGATTACCGCCCAGTAATTAGTGGGTCTAACACTTTCGCACCAGAACTACCAAAGATTGGTGAAGACTTTAACACTAGTATTGCTTATTACTTACCACGTATTGATAAGTTGATCTTAGATTCTACTGGTCGTTTTGTTGTTATTCAAGGTATTCCTGCAGTGCAACCTAAAGACCCACAAGACCCTAAAGAGGGTATGGTTCTCGCAACAGTTGCAATCCCAGCATTTACAAAATCATTCAGAGATGTTCGTGTCTTCGGTAGAGATAATCGTCGCTACACAATGCGTGATATCGCTGGATTAGAAAAGCGTATCTCCAATCTTGAGTATTATGTTTCTCTAACTTTGTTAGAACAAGAAACTAGCACTTTAGCAATTAAAGATGGTACAACAGGTCTTGATCGTTTCAAGAACGGATTTATCGTTGACCAATTTACTGGTCATGGCGTTGGCGATGTTAAGAATATTGACTACCGTATTGCTGTCGATCCAAATAAAGGCGAGTTACGTCCAATGCACTTCACTGATGCGTTGGATATTGTTGAGGACGTAACCTCTTCCGACGAACGTTTTTCTAAGAGTTACCAGAAAACTGGTGACATCATTACCTTACCATACACAACCTCTTTGACTGTGTTTAACCCATATGGTACTCGTACCATTGACGTTAACCCTTATAAAATTGCAGCCTTTAAAGGTGAGGTCACTCTAATACCAGAAGGTGATAACTGGAAAGATACAGATCGTAGACCAGACTTAGTAGTTACAGATAATAATAACTTCGATGCCATTAAGTTTATGGCAGACACTTTGGGGGTCACTGGCACTCAATGGGGTGCGTGGCAAACACAGTGGACAGGATCAAGTTCAACATCTTCTAGCTCAGAATCTACTAGTGGTTGGGTCACAACAGGATATGAGACTACAACTACAGTTGATACTGGAGTAACTTCTCGTACTGGTATACAAACAAGCCTACAAAGCAGCGTTAACCAAATCGATTACGGTGATAGAGTTGTAGATATCTCGTTTGCTGAATTTATGAGAGCACGTCCAGTGTCTTTCTTGGCTCTTAACTTAAAACCATTAACTAAATTCTACGCATTCTTTGATGATGAATCAGTTACTGATTATTGCCAACAAGCGGATGTGTTTAAATTAACACGTGCCTCTGGCGCAACCTTCATGAAGTTTGATTTGGAATCTGTAAGAGAACGTGTTGTTGCTACCGATCCACAAAGAACATATCGTGCTCAAGCTGAACCTGCATTCCAAGTTGGTGACGTTATTGAGAACTCTGTTCATACAGCAGCTACTATTCAGACTATGACTAATATTAGCTCTGTGACGGATCCTTTAGGTTTGCCGTCATTCACCCTTACTGTGAACAGTACTACAGGGTTGGGAGTTGGCCATCATGTTCAGTTGTACAACTTGGGCGCAGGTGCATTAAGTAATATTATTACATATGAAAAAATTACAAGACAACAAACAACAATCATTAACCGTTCTTTGTTGACATCAAAACAATTAAACAACAGAGTATTTAAAATTTCTGCCATTAGTGGCACTACTGTTACTTTGGTTAGTTTAGATGGAAGAAACATAGCACCGTTCGATTCATATAATAAGTTAGCATATAGAGGCACTGATGGCGGCAAGTTGCTAAGATTGCGTGCCTCTGGTGTTGTTATAGGTGATGGTATAATCGATAGCGTAGATACTGATGGTATTTCCCCATTAGTGCAAGATGTGCATGTAGTGAATATTAAAAACGGCTTCTCTATCGGAGAAGCAGTCACTGGTGTCGTTTCGTTCCCTGGATCTGCACGAAATCGTGCAACTATCACTGGCATCAATGGTAATACTACAACTGGGTCATTACCAGTGATGGTAACAATGGGTGCAGGAATTAGAACTGACGCTTCAGGTAATGCCTTTGGTGTGTTCTATCTACCAAATAATAATAACATTAAGTTTAGAACAGGCGAGAAAGACTTTAAGCTAATCGATAACATCAGCAACTCTGATGCAGACTTCGACTCTAAGGGTAGTATCACTTACTTCTCAACTGGCGTAACACTATCAAAAGAACGTACTATTGTTAACAGCCGTACTGCTAACTTTGTTCGTGACCGTGTATACGAAGCTATTCCAGCTCGTCGTGTTTCTACGTCAACACGTGTTCTGTATCAGATTGATAGAACACCACGTCCACCTCCACGTCGCCATGACCCTATTGCACAAACTTTCACTATTAGTGCTTTAGGTGGTGCGTTTATAACTCATGTAGACTTGTATTTCTCTGAAGCAGGTAATAGACCAATTACCGTTGAAATTAGAAATACAAACTTGGACGTTCCGTCAACAAAGATTGTTCCACAGTCTGTTGTGACAAAAATGCCAAGCCAGATCCTCACTTCTGTTGATGGTTCTGTTGCAACGAGATTCACATTCCCTGCACCTTTATACTTACAAGACAATGAATCTTATGCTTTAGTGGTTAAGACAGATGAGCCTGGATGCCAAATCTTTGTTTCTGAAGTTGGTAAAGAAGATATCGTTACTGGTAACTTAGTTGCATCTAACCCATTGACTGGTTCCTTGTACCTATCGCAGAACAGTAAAGAATTTGAAATCAATCCACTGTTAGATTTGAAGTTCCGTCTATATAAGGCAGACTTTGAAACTAATACTGTTGCTCAGGTTCAATTTAAGACACAACCACCTAAGGCAGTTACTCTATTGGATAATCCATTCGAGATTAGTACTGGCACTGACGTTGTTCGTGTACACCACAGACGCCATGGCTTCACTGCTGGCGATACTGTATTGATTGAGAATGTTGAGGTGTATAGCGACTTAGATACACAAGCATTAAAGTACTACGGCACTGGTAGCAGTAGTTATGGTATTCCAGCTGAAGTATTGAATGGTGCCCACGAAGTTCTTGCAGACGGTATCGATCTAGATTCTTTCTGTATCAGAATTCAAACTCAAGATGAGTATATCGATGAAAATGGACTATCTGATCCAAACATACTAATCACCGCAGTTGGTGGTGTTGAACCAGCTACTGTTGCTGAAGGTTTAGCTCTACTAATCAAAGGTAATTATGGTGGAACTGGAGTTCGTGCAACTCGTCAACTATTCGTTGATTATCTATACCTAAAGGCAGATGCTATTTCTCCAACTGACACTAAAGTTGATTGGACTATTCAGGCAATGTCTCAGGATAATTCCGTCACTGGATATCAACCACTTTCTCAGAATACAGACTTCTCTTTCGGGTCAAGAAAGATTATCCGCTCATATGAGAATGAAGAAATCCTTTCAACGAGTTCTGACGTTGTAGTTAAGAAACCTTCTATGACTGCTATTGCAAAGATGGTTACAACAAACCCTAACGTAAGCCCAGTTATTGACTTACAGAAATTGTCTCTATTCGCTATTCAAAACTTGGTGAACAATGCAACAGAAACTACAACTAACGTTGTTGGTGTTGATGATAGAACGGTGCTTCAAGCAGGTAATGTACTCGCAACTGATATAGATTCAGTTGATGCTCCAGGTACTCTTACTTCTTATTTCTTAAGCAACGTATTTGGTGCCTTTAGTTCTGGTGTTAAAGCATACACCATTAGTGCAGATAACGTTCCAGCTGCAGGACAAATTCAATTGACTGCAACAGGAACTGGTGGATTTAAATGGGACGGTACTGGCGCTGGCCAAAGCAAAATTGAAAGATTACAAGTTGGTGATTTGCTTTACACTCTAGCAACTACATCTGGAACTTTATCTACTACTGCAAACATTATTGGTGTAGTTTCTGCAGTCACTTCCACTTTACTTACAATCACTAAGAACAATGGCACAGCAACTGGTACTGGATGGACAGCTCTTGGTGCTGCTTCTGCAACTAACGTAATAACTCAGTTCCTAGTTATAAGTAAACAAGTTTACGGCAGTACTTCTGCTGCGTTCTCAACAAACGCTCCAGTCGGTTCTTACCTATACAGCGGTGCCAACCTAATTGGTGAAGTGGCAAGCATTAGTGGTAGCCCACCAACTGGATTCGTTCAGGCAGAGTTGACAGGTGCTGCACAGGTTGCTAACGGCACTTCTACAGTCGGTGCAGCATATAAAGTTTCAACACCAGTTGCCAAGTTGACCTTCACCAACAGCGGTGGTTATGGTGTTATCTCCACAAACATTGATACTGCAGATAATTTGTTAGGTATCGTTAAGTCTGGTAAGTATCTATACCTAGACGGTATGCCAAGTGCTATCAACGGTAAGAAGTATCAAATTACAGATGTTGTAGTTTCAACAGATTCTACAGTTAACGTCGGTAACGAAGAACGTGACAAGATTACAATTACTGTATCACCTGAGTTTGCATTCCCATCTGGTGTCACTACTTACACACTAGATCTAATTAACAACTACATATATGTACAAGGTAGTGGTAAGTTAGCGGTTGGAACTGGCGCATCGACAGCTTCTCCAGTAGTGTTTGGTAATGCTTCTACCAAATTTACCACTGAAGTTGCGGTTGGTGATGTAATAACCCTTAGAGCGAATGGTGGAGATACCATTGCAGGAACTGTAACAGGTAATCTGATCGGTTATGTAAGATCTATCACAAGCGATACTGAACTTCGTCTTGGTACTAGCTCGACAGATGTTGTTTCTAGCACTACCGCTGCTGATGTCTTCTACTATATCCGCAAGCCAGTACCTAACTTCCGTATCGCTCAGATGGATAAGTTTGTCGAAGACTGGGCACCAGTTGGTAGCTCCAATTACGCAAACTATATAACTAGACCGCTTGTCCTTTCTAACCCTGCAGACTCTATTAAGATCCTATTCGATTCCAATAGACCGCAAGGAACTGACATAAAGGTTTATTACAAAGCATGGACTGGTAACGTTGACTTGAATACTCTTGAGTATGTTGATAGTGGATTCACTCTGGCTTCGGTAGATCCTATTGATGCATTCAATGAGAGAGAACTTGACATTATAGACATCACTCCATTCACTAGCATGATCATTAAGATTGTGATGAAGTCTTCTAATCCAGCGAATGTACCTAAAGTCAAGAACCTAAGAATTATTACACACTCCTAATGACTACTATTGCTAAAGTGACTGACAATCCAGGGCTAGTGAAAGACCTAGCTACTGGAGGTGTTATTAACGTTGATGACCAAAGATATAAAGAGCACATGAAAGTAAAAACCATTGCTCAAAAATCTGTCAACGAAAAGAAAGCTATGAATTACAGCATAGACCATATTAATGGAGAAATAAATAACTTAAAGCAGGATGTTGACGCTATCAAACAGATGCTTCAACTTTTAATAGACAGGAAATAACATATGGCACTACCATATCAATCTACGCCAGTACAAAGCATTCCGCAAACTGATAACTTCGACCAATGGCGTATAAAGACCAACGAAGTCATCAGTAGAACCAATGCACATGAGATCAAGATCGGCGATCTGAATGAGCTGCTAGATCCACAAACTAATCTGGTAGATGCCGTTAATTCAGGACGTCAGTTCTCAATTGCCATCACCTTGGCACTTGCGTAATATAGGAACCCAAAATGGCAAACGTATTTAAAAACGAATTAAAGAAAAACGTTGGCACTAGCCCAACAGTTGTTTACACATCGCCAGTTAGCACGTCATCAATCGTAATTGAATTAGACGTCTGTAATACAACTAACGGTGCGGTGCAGTGTGATGTGCTAATCACATCAGCTACTGTAGACTACTATGTTGTAAAGAACGCACCAGTACCAGTGGGCGGTGCGCTTCAGGTTATTTCTGGTCAGAAAATCGTACTACAAGCTGGCGATTCAATTAGCGTTAGATCTAACACTGCAAGTGCGCTTGACGTTGTAGCGTCTATTCTTGAGGACGTATAATGGCTTATATCGGTAACACCTATGCGGATAGATCTAGCGGATCTAGACCTAGAGATGATTTTATTGGAGATGGTACTCAAAGCACCTTTGTGTTATCTCAAGGTGTTCCAGGTGGATACGAGAGTAGCATTAGAGTTGTTGTAGATAACGTACAACAAGAACCAATCGAAGCGTATAAAATTGTAAGATTACTACGTTTAACTATCATCAATCAGCTTAACGACTTCGTTAAGAATGATGTACTCACTCAAACTGGCAGCGGTGCCACAGGTAGAATCGTCAACGCACCATATAATGCTGGATATGTTGACGTACTAGAAACCTCCGTAGCAGATTTTGTAGCTTCCAACACACGTGTTGATGGAACGATTGACGGTATTGGTTATGTCTCCAGTATTCAACAGTTAGATGGTTATGGTTTACAGTTCACTAGCGTTCCAGAATCTGGTGCAGTAATCTACATAATTCATGATGGTGGCGAGACATACCAACTCCAACCAGCTGCAGGTTCCGTCACTCCAGAAAGTCTTTCTGAAAACCTAAGAAACTTTGTGGTTGATAAATTTACTGCAACTGCAGGTCAAACAGATTTTACGCTTTCACAGACTGAAATATCTGCCAACTCTTTATTGGTAATTATTGATGGGGAAGTTAAGACTGCAATTGACGATTACACCCTTTCTAATAATGGCGCTACAGTAACTCTAACAACAGGCGCACTTGTTGGTGCAAAGGTTGTTGTTATCCATCTTGGGTTTGGTACTGTTTCTCGCCATGCTATTCAAGAAGTTGGCGAGTTTACGCCATCGTTGAAGATAGGTGGCAACTCAGTTAACCTTAGCTACAGTACAAGAACTGGCAGCTACACCAAGACTGGTAACTTGGTAAACACAATCATCTCTCTACGTTTAGTTCAGATTGGCACATCTACTGGGGTTCTTACTCTGCAGGGATTGCCATACTTCTCATATGGCTCAAGCGTACAGAACGCCACAATCCTAATCGAAGATTGTCAGCAACTTGGTGGTACTCCTATCGCTAAACTACCTGTTGATTCTACAACTTTACAACTTGGATATCTAAACTTCTCGAGTGGTTTGTGGCAGCAATTTACAGAGTCGATATTAAATAACTCTACAAGTATTTCAATAAACTTCACTTACACTGCTGCTAAATAAGAGATACGAAGGAAAAATCTATGGCGATCAGTAAAATCAAGTCCACTTCCCTGCAAGACAACATCAAACTACAAGGCGATATTGTCGATCTCCCAGGTGGCACATCTGCAGAGCGAACAACCAACCCAGAGGGTGGTAACATTCGCTATAACGAAAGCCTTAGAAAGATCGAAGTCTATAACGGTGCAAGTTGGGACTCGCTTAATCCACAGTCTTTGCAGATCGCACTTTCCATTGCACTAGCGTAAACTAATTAGAATTGATCAGAGGAAATAAATGGCTAAGAAACTCATAGCAACAGGTTATAGAATTGATAGAGCAACAAACTCAATCTATTTGGAAGGTAACATCCTACTACAAAGATTGCTGCTAATCACAGATGTAACAATTAATCGAATTGTCTACAACTTTGCGGATGAAGGTTCTGGGGTTCTCTCCATCCAGTATGATCAAACTACTGGCGAAACTCGTCTAATCTGCCGTCAATCTTTCCCAGAACTGGGTATCAATAATGCAGACACTCTTCAAGTTCTTATTGAAGAAGACTCAACTCAGTTCCGTCCAGATGAAACATTCGTCGACCCTGTTTCTAAATTCCGTGTTTCTCAACCAGAAAACTTGATCGACACCGACTTTGAATATGGTCTACAGACTACAAAGTGGGAAACACTAAAGCTAGTTAACAACATTCCTTCCTTCTATTCTAAGGGTGGTGCCGTTCCTATTACTGTTACTTCTGTACAGTCTAACATTGGTTCTAGCACTATTCTTGTTACAGCACCTAGCCATGGATTAACTGCTGGTTCTCCATTCGAGATGACTGGTTTGACTAACTCTCAGTTCGAGGGTGGCTTCATTGTTACTGCTGTAATCAACACTAATCAGTTCACTTACTTGCTATCGTTTAACTCAACGATCAGCCAAGAATTGGCTACAGTTTATACAGCATGTTTACCAGGTGCGTTCTACTTTGGTTCTCAGATCTCCGTTGTGGATATCGAGACCAACGGCACTAACCCATCACACTTGACTGTAACTACACGTTTCCCACATGGCTTCTCTCTAAACACTCCGTTCTACTTCTTGAACACTGTTGCGGTTTATCGTCAAGACATTCCAAGCGTAAACTTTGTTATTGATGATACTGTAACTTCTGTAAAGAGCACAACCTCTACTACTCTTGGTGAATCCACCCAAGATTATCGTGTCACCTCAGTTAACCCATATAAGTTCTTGGGTAAGAGCACAGTATACTTCGATTCATCTAATATTAATATTAAAACTAATGCGCCAATCACTTCTGTTCGTAGAACAGCAGCTGGTGCTGGTTTTATCTCTACTCCTGTTGCTGTTCCAGTATTTGGTTCTGCAAACAGTAACACAGTCAGCTTTACTGCAGCAACTGGCAGCAACCTAAACCAGATCACTTTAACTGGTACTACAACAATGCAAACTGGCGACCGTGTGGAATACCACGCCACCACCAGCGCTGCTACTACTATTAGATCAAACACAACTAGCTTATTAGCCAAAGATCCATTAAACTATCTCTCTCAAGGTCGTTTCTTGGGTTCTCCAGAAACTACTAACGCTGGTGACGGTACTAGCGGTACACAAGGTGGTATCGGTGGTACAAACGCAGCACAAGTATCTGGTTACTCACCAGCTTCAATGGGCGGTCCAGTAAACATTCTTTTTGGTTCTGCTATCGGTACACCAAGTTGTATTTTGCGTGTTGTATTTGCGCAGTATTTTGGTACTATCCAAATTGGTCAAAATATTCAAGTGTTTAACGGTGCAACTGCTGTTCTACCAGTCGGTTCTACCATCACTGGTATTACTGACGTAGATGCTACCTACAAAGATATCACTATCCAGTTCCCGTTCCCATTAGCAACTGCTATCGCTGCAGTTAACGGAACAGCAGCATTCTATTCAACATGGATCGATCCTACACAAAATACAATTAGAATTGACAACCATGGATTCGTTACTGGCGATCGTGTTTTGTATACAGTTCTAGCTGGCGCAACTCCAGCATCAGGTGCACCAGCTCAAGCAGGTCCAGGTGGTTTAACCACAAACACTGGTTATTTTGTTATTCGTGTTAGCAAAGATAGAATTAAACTTGCAACATCTTATCAGGATGCAATGCGAGGTATACAAATTAACTTTACTAATATTGGTTCTGGTACATATAATACTGGTAATGCTGGTCGTTTCTTACCTGCTTTGGCGTTCACTTCTAGCTCATCTAGCATTTTCCTTCGAGTAGTTTCCAACACAACAAATGCTGTTGTATCTCTACACCCAACTTCCGCTGATTCTATCGCTGGTACTAACCCAATTTTGTTCACCTCAAATGCTGGTTCGCACCAATTGGCAGCTGGACGTGCATTGTTAACTACAAGTATTTCAAACGGATCCCTATCTACAGTTGCTGTTGTTGATGGTGGTTATTCTTATGATAAGAATTCTGCAGTAGCAATTACTGCTTATCAAACACAACGTTCTCTAGCTCTACCAACAACTAACGGTGGTACTCTTCCAAGCGGTTCTACGAATCAGTTACGTTTCCTTCCGCAAGATGGTGAGCCAGCAATCTATCAGAACATGCTTTGTTCTGGAACAGGCTTCACTGCAGCTACTGTACAATCTGTTACTGGTCCAGACGTTAATGGTTTAATTACAGTTCAGTTGACTGCGTCGAACAGTGCGATAGTTAACCATGGAGATGTTTATACATTCTCTGATCCATCTCAAACTGCAGCATCTGCAGTTCCTGATGTTCGTGTCAGCTGTATTAACCTTCCTTCTCATGGTTATGAGATTGGCGATCCAATCTTTTTCACGAACCCTCCAGGTAATACATACCCGACTGGTATCACACCTTCCAGAACATACTTCGCTTATCCGATAGATGAAAATAACTTTGCGTTGAGCGTAGCATTCCCAGGAACTGGTACCACCGCAGCGTTTACTCAGGCTAACAGTAATGCACGTGTTGCTATTACTGCTATTGGTAGCGTAGTAAGTAATCGTAAATTTATGATGACACGTGCTTACCGTATCACTGGATCGGCAACAGCCAACGCTATTCCTGTGTCTGTCTTCTTAGCTACTTTTGGTCTTTCAACTAATGACGCACTAATCATCACTTCTGATGCAGCAGCCACTGGTACATTAACAGGTGTTACTGCTTCTACTGCTGAGTCTGCTCCTTATAATAATGCTAACCATACGATCTATTATGTTAGAACAGTAACTGCACAGAGCGCAAATATTTCTACTGTAACAGTTTCTACTTCTACTGGTGGCGCAATCGCTCCAGTATCTACTAAGTCTGCAACAGGCGAAGTGTTTATTGCACCAGTTATATTGATTGCAGATTCAGACTCGATCTACATTCCTGATCATGGATTCTCTGAAGACGACTACGTTCTTTATACTTCTACTTTAATTCCTATTGCTGGTATTTCTGCAGCAGCAGGAACAAATGGATATTTAATTTCTAAACTATCCAACGATAGAATTAAATTGAAGAATCGTTCCACTTCTGCTCTGCTTGATCTGCAGTCCTTTGGAACAGGTCAACACATCTTCACGAACACCAAGTATAGTTCTACTGCAAACACTATCAACAAGACTGCTCATGGATTCTTGGCTAACCAATCAATTAGCTATGACTCTGGTGGTAATCCAATCATTGACGGTTTAAAGAACTCTCAAGCATACTACGTCAAACAAGTTAACAACAATGCATTCCGTGTTTCTGATACGGTCGCTGAGTTGGCTATTGCTTCTGTCACTACATCTGGTTTTGGTGCAGCACCTACTGCTGCTGAAATTACAGCAAGTAAAACCATGACTATTGTGTTCACAGCAAACCATGGTTTGTCTGTTGGCGACAAAGTAATTATTGCTAACAACCAATTAGATACATTCGTAAATGGTCAGTGGGTCGTTGCAACAGTTCCAGCTTCACCACTTGTTAACGGTGCAGCTTCTAGTATCACTATTCAAATTCCTGAGTTTATTAACTCTGCGAAGAAGATTACGCAAACTGCTGGCGCAATGGGTATTGCATATCGTTACAAAGACATAGGATTTGTAACTTCAAATGACACAATCCTAACTCCAGTTGCTGCAGGTTCTACATTTACTACGGCTAAAGTTCTTGCTAGCTCTACAGTTAAATTAACTGCTGACGTTGATGGTGGCGGTATTGCTACAAACCACTTAATTGAGACTAGCCCAGTTCTTCCTCTAGAATCTAAAGTTACTGGTCTTTCTGGTAGTAACGTGCGTAACGTGACTATTACATTTAAGCAAGCGACTATCTCTACTGCTGTTCGTTCAAGTAACGTAACTACAGTGACTACTTCTTCTGCGCATGGTTATGCTGATCAACAGACAGTGACTATCACTGGCGTCGTTGATGCTACATTTAATACAGACTTCACTCCAGTTATTGCAACAGTGACTGGACCAAATACCTTCACATATCCTAATGTAGGAACTGATGGTTCTTCTACAGGTGGTACTGCTACGTTGGCATTGACTTCTGCTCAAGCAGCAGCAATGGCTGCTAACGGTATTAACTCCACGACTCTTGCAAACCCAGCCATTGCTGCTGCTACTGCGGGTGCTGCGTTCACTACAGCTACTATTGCAACTTCTGCAACAGGATTATCTAAAGTTGATAAGACTTTAGTGGCGAATGCTGGTTTGATTGGTGGAACAACACTAGTTGTGCCAGATACGACAGGACTATTTGTTGGTATGCCAGCAACTGGTGTTGGTCTTGCTACTACTGCGAAGATTAAAACTATTTTCCCAGCTACAACTGCTACCGCTGATGCTGCAACAGTATCAACAACTACCTTGACTATTGCAGGTAATGTTACTGGAACATTCACTATTGGTATGAGAATTACTGGTGGTACCATTCCAGCTAATACCTTCATCGCTTCTGGTACATTCCCAACATTCACTCTAAACCAGTCGGCAGCTCCTCAGACTGGCGTGGTGTCTATTACTGGTACTGGGCAGTTGATTGATTTGACTGTACCCCATACAGCAGCAACTACTGCATCGGCTTATGCATTCTACAATATACAAGCTGGTCAGGAAGTTTCTCAAGCTACAACTAATGCTTCTACCATTGCTCAAGCAACTACTGCTTCTGCAAGCACATTCCCTATCGCATCTAGCGCTACGGTAGGTGTTGGTGGTGTGAACACAAACTTGTATGTTAATGGTAATAGAGCAACTACTACCTTCACTGAGAATGCAAATGCTGGTACTAGCACCTTTAAGGTAGCTACAACTAACAATACTTACACAACTAACAGAGTTGAGACTACACGCTTCCAGTTGGATAGTGCTTATACTTCTGCTGTGTTGTTTAACTCTACAGCAAACGCATTCTCTAACACTCGTGTGTTTAACGCTGACTTAGACGTTAATGCTGCTCAAGATACTATTACGATTACAAACCACCCATATGCTTCTGGTGATCCAGTTAGATATGTTGCTGGCGGTCTAGAACCAACTGGTCTAACCTCTGGCAGTACTTACTATGTAATTGTAGTTGACGCTAACACTATTCAATTCGCTTCTAGCTTCTCTGATGCTACTGCACCTACTCCAGTGCCAATCAATATTTCTGGTCTTGGAACTGGTGCTTTACATGAGATACAATCTGCAGTGTTGCAAGGTAACTCCTTCACTGGTGGCGGTACTCTAGAAGTTGGTATGCATGTTAATATTACTGCAGGTACTGGCACTCTTCCACAAGGTTGCTTAGTTACTGAAAAACGTACAATGGTTGGCGGTAGCGGTAACAGACAAGTCGCCTTCGTTATCAGTACTGGTATCCCAGCTGCACGTATCGGTGCTGCACCAACTGCAGGATCTCCAGCAATCGGAGCTAACGCTGTGGTAACTGGCGTAACGATTCGTGGTGGTGTTGGTTCTTCTGGATCTACAATCTACACAAACAGCACTACTGGTTTGGCTGTGGGTATGGTTCCAACAATCGTTGCTGGTGCAACTGCAGGAACTCTACCTTCAGGTACTAGAATTACTGCTATTGCAGGTGATGGTAAATCTTTCACAATTAATACAGTACCAACTGCAGCACTTGTCGGTGCTCAGATTATTGCTGGCGCTGGTTCTGTTGGTACAACAATTTACTGTTCTGATACTACTGGTTTGGTTGTTGGTCATGTAATCAACGTTGGCACTAGCCAAATCTCTGGCGGTCTTGGTGCCTTTACCGCTAACACTCGTGTTGCTAGTATCATTGATGCTTACAGTTTCACAGTATCTGATGCTCCTTCTACAGCTCTAGTTGCTTCTAAGCTACGTGCTGGTGTTGATAACTCAACTACTACTATCTACGTACCTAGCGTAACTGGATATCAGGTTGGTCAGTTCTTGGCTATCGGTACTGCAGCGGTTGGTAACAGTACTGGTGCCTTTGCTGCTAACACTAGAATTACTGCAGTTAATGCTGGCGCTAAACCTTCGCTAACAGTGAACACTGCTCCTTCTACAGCATTACTATCTGCAACTATTCAGGCTGGTTCTCAGTCTACTGCTTCAGTAGTCACTGTACCAACTACTGTTGGTTTAAATACTGGTATGACTGTTACAGTTTCTGGCGGCACTGGTGCTTTTGCTGGCGGTACTACTATTCTTTCTATCGACAACGTTAATAACACCTTTACAGCTAGCGCTGCACCAACAACAGCTTTGGTTGGTGCTTCTATTAGCGCTACGATTGCAAACGGTGTTGCTACTGGTATGTATGTTTACAGTAATCAACCTAACTTCCCAGAAAACACTTTCGTTACTGCGGTTGATACTGGTACAAATACTGTAACAATTAACGTACCACATGGCGGTGTTACTTCTGGTAACAGCGTAACCTTTAGTCCGTTTGCCCCTAACACTTATGTAACTGCTGTTAGTGCGCTAACTGGTACTGCACCAAATCAGTTCTATACAATAACTCTAAACCAAGCCCACTCTGGTATTTTAGGTGGTACTGCTATCGACTTCGTTGCGCTCCCACCAAGAACTATTCTTGGAACTATCCCTGCGTTCGTTGCATCATCATGGCCATTGAGACTAGAATTCCCGCAAGCGTTGTCTGTTGGTTTGACTGCAATCAACGCTAAGAATTTAAACTTTACTGGTGCGACTAAGAACCTTGCTTCTGAGACTCGTTACAAAACTAGCGGCACTCATGTGTTTATTCGTAACTCTGATGCTGACGGTGTTTACACCATTGAAGGTATTAGTGAACCAACTAAGTTTACAGTAAGAACTGGTTCTAATATTCCGTTCAATACTAAGACTTTCGAAAACACTGCGATCGATCTAACAAACAACTGGATCAACGTAACAAACCACAAGTTCCGTGATGGTACTACACTAATCTACCGTAAGGGTACTGGCTCTGCAGTTGGAACCTCCAGCTACGTTGATGTTAACGGTGATACGCAAACTGCTCTAGTTGATGGACAGACATATTACGCAGTAGTTGTTGACCCTAACTATGTTCGCATAGCTACAACATTCGATAATGCTACTGCTGCTGCCCCAGTAACTTTGGACTTGGTTAGCGGAATCAGTTCTTCACATTCTTTCGATACATTCTCTGTAGTTGGTTTGACTAAGGGTATCGGTAGCATTATTGCAACTGAAGAATCTGACATTATTATTGGTAATGGAACTAAGTTCTTGACCAACTTTAAGGGTGGTGACATTCTACGATTCTTCACCGCATCGAATCCAGGTGCTATTCAGAACTACACCGTAGCTTCTGTTAAGTCTGACACTTCTATCAAGTTGCGCAGTGCAGTTCCTGCAGTTTCTGGTGTTGTTATTAATCCAATCACAACATATACCTCAACTGGTTCAGTTGTTGCTACACAAAATGGTATTAATGTACAAAACATTACGCTAAGTAGTGCAGCAAACGTTGCAGCTGGTTACTATATTACAGGCACGAATATCCCAGCTGGTACTAAGATCGGTACTCTAGTTGGAACAACTGCTACCTTGGTTAAAGTCAGCGATGGAACCCCTTCGTACCTTACAGCTGCTCAATCAGCTGCAGCAGTCACTATTCAACCAGTGTTCGAATACTTCATTAACACTAACGTATACGTGAAGTCTTCCGCTACTACACAACACCGTCCGTTTGATGGTGGTGTTGGTATGACAACTGGTTTGACACCAGACTCTAGCATTATTCGTCAGACTCGCAAGTACTTCCGTTACCAATCTGGTAAGGGTATCCAAGTCTCTATGGCGATTAACTTTAACCCACCAACAGACATGGAAGAATTGACTTCTAACCTGAACGTGGCTACTGTTAGAACTGACTTACCTCATGGATTTAAACCATCTACAGTTAACTCTGTTCGTGTATCCGACGCTGAAGTTCCATCTGGTCATAATGGATACAATGGAAACTTTGTTGTGGACTCCGTACTAAACGACTATGAGTTTACATATGTATATGAAAACACTCCATTGATCGGTAAGGTTGTTAGTGGTCAAAATACAATCACTAATATTGTTAACTTCTCTGGAATAGAAGTTGGTAAGACTGTCCTAACTGGAACTTTCGGTGCGTCTTCTATCGCAGCGAATAATTTAATTACCAACGTTAACACTCTAAGTAGAACAGTTACTCTAACCTCTAGCGTAACAGGTGCATACTCTGCAGTTAACATCTCTACAATTAATCGTGCGTCTAACTTAACTACAGTAGTTACTGCAACTGACCATGGATTGACCACTGGAGATTATGTGACAACTGAAGGTGTCACAGATACTTCTTTCAATTCTTTATATGCTCCAGTTACAGTTGTTGACAATGTGACATTCCAGTTCGCTCAGTCTGCTGCTGATGCTTCACATACTACTGGTACTGTTACCAAGTTAACTCGTTTCACTGCATATCGTTCGAACGGTTCTTCAGTTGCTTATGGATTCCCTAAGTTTAACTTAACTGGTTGGACTGACGCATCAATTCGCTGCGGTTTGTTTGACTCACAGAACGGTATGTTCTTTGAATATGACGGTAGCGAGTTATACTGTGTTCGTCGCAGCTCAGTTCAACAGATCTCTGGTAAGATTAACGCTACATATCGTTCTTCTCAAATTACTGGTGTTGATACTAAGTTTACTACGCAATTGAATGTTGGCGAATTCTTGGTTATTCGTGGTATGTCTTATAAAGTTATTGGCATCGAAAGCGATACTCAACTTTACATGCAACCAGAATATCGTGGTTCTACACTATCCAACATTATTGGTACTAAAACTATCGATACAAGAATTCCACAATCAGCGTGGAGTATTGATAAGTGTAACGGCTTCGGACGCAGCGGTTACATCCTTGATTTGAACCGTATTCAAATGGCTTACATTGATTACTCATGGTACGGTGCTGGTAAGATTCGTTTTGGTTTCAAAGATCAAAACGGTAAGGTTATCTACGTTCATGAGTATATCCATAACAACAAGTTTGTTGAAGCATACATGCGCTCTGGTAACATTCCAGCTCGCTATGAAGTTGTGACACAAGGTGAACCAACCTTCTCTCCACAGCTATTCCACTGGGGTACTTCTGTTATTATGGATGGTCGCTTCGATGATGACAAAGCATACTTGTTTACCGCTGACTCGAACACTATTACATTGACCAACGGTGGTTCTGTTAATGCAGTTTCTCGTGTGAACTCGGTTGGTGCTCCATATGGTCCAATCAGAAGAGGTGACAACTCTTTCCAAATCTTGACAACTGCTTCTGCATCTTTTGGATCTGGTTCTACTATTCAAGTTCAGTTTGATACTAACGGTTTTTACTTGGCGTCAAATACTACGGTTAAATCTGTAAACATTATTCCAGGAACATTATTCAGTAATGTCACTTTAAATAATAGATTTAGAAATGATTTGAACGTCCCTACTGGTGGTGTTACGTTCGTGGTCGGTGGAGGCGCTTCTGCTTCTTCTATCGCTGCTTTGTCTCCAGTACCTCTGGTTTCTATCCGCTTGGCACCTTCTGTTGACAACGGTCTCACTGGTGGTCTAGGTTTCCGTGACGTTATGAACCGTATGCAGTTAACATTGAACTCTTGCGGTGTATTGTTGACGCATGAATCTGAAGTTAAGTTGTGGTTGAATGCTGACTTATCAGACTCCAACTTCTTGAACAATACTTCACCTTCCTTGTCACAGTTATACAAGCATGTCCCAGGAGAAACTATTAAGTCTGGTATTCAGTTGTTCTCGTTCCGTGCTTCTGGTGGTAGCATTATCAATACTACTACACAGCAACGTAGCTTGGTTCAGACAACTCAAACTCTTGGTGAGATTGCAAACTTGGGTAACTCTATCCTTGGTGGTGATGAGGTGTTCCCGAATGGTCCAGATATCTTGACTATTACCGTGTCACCAATCGACTCCTCAACAATCACTGGTCAAGCACCGTTCCAAGCGTCTGCTCGTATCACTTGGTCTGAATCGCAAGCATAAGGAAACGAAATGGCATATCTCGGAAGAGACCCGCAGTATGGTCTGTTTGAAGTTCAGACCCTGAACCCAAACGGAACTGCTCAGCAATTTACTCTGGACTTCCCTGTCTCAACAGCAGCCTCAGTGCTTGTTGTTAAGACTGGGGTAGTCCAGAAGCCAGGAACTGATTACGATATCACTGCTGGTGGTTCTGCAATTATATTTCCAGCGGCACCTACCAATGGAGTAAGTCTATATTTGGTATTTCTTGGAAAACAATTTTTAGTTCCAGATGTGGCTGATGGTTCCATCACCAGAGACAAACTTTCCCAGTCATTAAAAAGATCGGTAGTTCCTCAATGGTATTCTATTTCCTCTAGTACTACAGCAGTTGCTGGTGGTAATTACATGGTTAACTCTACCTCTGGTCCAGTAACCATAACGCTACCTTCCACACCTTCTCTTGGTGATACTATCAAAATCGTTGACGCCACAGGAAACTTAGCGACTAATAATTTGACATTGTCTCCAGGCTCTGAAAAGATTAAAGGTATTTCTGGAGACCAAACATTTAACACGAATGACCTAGCTGTCACTCTGGTTTATTATAATGGTACACGTGGTTGGGTATTTGCAGAGAACCACGGAATCTTATAAATAAGTTACAAACGGAGATATTGATTGGCTACTACCGCAAACTTATACGTTGACCAAGGGACAACTTTCAGTACTATCGTTGATTTAGAAAATCAAGATGGTACACCCCTAAACTTAACAGGTTACACAGTGGCTGGTCAGATTAGAAAATCTTATCAGTCTTCTACTGCTATAAGTTTTACTGCTTCTGTTTATGGAAATCTTCAGGCTGGAGATGCTGTTAATGGACAGATTAGATTACAGTTAGCACCAGCAACTACAGTAGGTATGAGAGCTGGAAGATACATTTATGATGTTGAGATAACAAATACCCAGTCTGGAGAAAAGTTCAGAGTGCTAGAAGGTATCGTGATTCTTAACCCAGAAATAACAAAAATATGAGCACCATAAAAGCCAAAGTAACGCAACAGCAGATTCCAGCTACTCCAGTCGTAGTTAGTACTCTTGGCGCAGAACGAGTTGCAAAACAAGTTGGTATTCAAGGAATCGCTGGTAACGCAGAGTCACTAGCTCTGGAAGAAGCGAATAACGTAGATTCTTCCAACTTGGAAACTGGCTCAATTCTAATATACAATTTGCCTGCAACCAAATGGATTGCATCAAGAAACTTAGTCGCCCAAGATATGGATGGCGGAAATTTTTAATCGGAGATAATAGATGGCATCAATTATTCGTATCAAGCGTTCAGGAACTACGGCTGCAGCGCCATCACCATTAGCGAATGGTGAATTAGCGTATTCAGCTGCCGCAGGAACGCAAGGAAACGGTGGCGACAGGTTATACATCGGTTTCGGTACTGAGACTGCTGGTAACGCAGCTAACCAGTTTGTCATCGGTGGTAAATACTTTACTGACATGTTGGACCACGTCCATGGTGTTGTTACTGCATCCTCCGCTTTAATCGTTGACAGCAATAAGAAACTAGATGAGTTGAATGTCGATAATCTGACATTGAACTCTAACACCATTAGTTCCACAGATTCTAACGGTAACATTCTTATAGATCCAAATGGTACTGGCTATGTTCAGATCGTTGGAACTAACGGTCTTGTAATTCCAGTTGGTACCAATGCTCAACAAGGTCCAGCGGTACAAGGTGCGATTCGTTACAACTCTGAGATCTCTCAGTTTGAAGGTTACTCTGGCGCTAACTGGTCTTCACTAGGTGGCGTGCGTTCTGTTGATGGTCTAACATACATCACTGCAGAATCTTCCCCTTCTACTTCTGACGACACTCTACGATTCGTCACTAATAATACGTTGGCGATGTCTATTGATACAGACTCGCTTGACATTCAAAGCAAGATTGCCACAACAACACTAAATGCTACAACAGTATCTTCAACTACATCTAGCGGTGCATTGGTTGTTGTCGGTGGTGTTGGTATTGGTGGAAACTTAAATGTTGCAGGCGACTTCGGTCTATCAGGAGCTTTTGTTCTAAATGGTGACGTAGCTGTTAATGGTGGAGACTTATTCTCTACTGCTGCCACATTTAACCTTTTAAATAAAGACTCTTCTGGTTCTTCTACCAATGATGGTCCAGCTACTGTAAACGCTTTCCTTGGCGCAACTACAGTAAGTATCGGTGCAGCAACTGGTACAACTACAATCAACAACAATGCTCAGGTAAATGGAACATTAAATGTTGATGGCACTACTCAGCTAGATGGCGCAGTTACTATTGCTGCATCTGGAACACGTTCCAACTTAACAGTTTACGGTGCAGTAATTGATATCTCTGCAACCGATAATAGCACATTCGGTGTTACCGCTGCAACTGGTAGCGCTATCACTCAAGTTATCCAATCTACCAACTCTGTTGGTGATGCGCACTTAGACATCAACGTCAAGAACGACTTTACTCTTGATGCTACCTCAGTTTCTATTGACTCTACAGACAATAGCAACTTAACGATGACCACTAACAGTGCATCGAACAAGACTCTAACAATCAATGCAATCAACAGTGGCGCTGGTGAAGCGATTATTGCTCTTGGTTCTAGCTCTACTGACAAGGTAAACATTACCTCTGAAGGTACAGCTGGTATGATCTTGTTGACTTCTAACGAAGTCCAAGCTGACGTAAATACTCTAGACATTAATGCTAAGAACGTTACTATTGATACCGTTGGTAGTGGTAATAGCATTATCGTCACTTCTACTGATACTACAGTTAATGCTTCTACAGTAACCTTCCGTGGCACTGCTGGCGCTGGTACTGATATGACATTGACCATGACTGGTCAATTGAACGTAGATAATGTCCGTATCGATGGTAACACCATCTTTACAACTGACAACTCTAACGTGTTGTACCTTGACCCTGCTCCAATGGCAGACAACGGTGGTACAGTTATCATCAAAGGTAACTTGCAAGTTGA